GAAGATTCATGTTGCTTCTAGCATACATACTTGTATTTGCACTAGACTGAGTATTCAAAGAGTTTGCAGAATATATGTTTACATCTCCGCTGGTACTCTCTAGAGATATTGATTTGGCTTTTACTTTGAAATCTTCAGCAACATTCATCTCGACTCTACCGCCAACATTCAAATTAACATCATTTAGGCATGTGATACTCATATTGCCTTTGACATAGAGATTTTGTGAACCTTCTATGTAGATGTTGTCATCTTGAACTATTATTTTAAAATTATCTCCGACAACCTTAGAAACGTTTCTGCCACTGGCTATAATTTCTTGATAGGTTCCAGATTTATGATAGATGAATAATCTTTCCTGACCAGGAGTATCATCTACTTCCCACATGTTACCTGATTCTGTCTTAAATGTCTTGACATAAGGATAAACACCAGGAGATCCTGGTGGTGGTTCTGTGCCCACAGGAGTATGAGCTATATCATTAGGTTGAGTTGTTGATATACTAGTAGTAGTATTTGCTGGGGCTGTTGCAAAAGTATATGGTGCTCTAGTTAATGGAACTTCTGTAGGATTTACTACTGTAGCTACGATTGATTGATCAAAATCAACTTGAGTATTTTCTTCTGGAGTAAGAGTTAATGTAGTTATTGGAGGAGCCGTATTTGCATTTCCAGAATTTAGTAACGAAGAAAATAATTTTGTAAAGATATCTTCAACCGCCTGAATACCGGTTTCAGTTTGCTGTAAAGCGCCGCTTGTTTTAGCGTTTAAAGAATCACTTACAGTCAATACTGTAGATTTTAGAAAACTGATTAAACTAGCCATTATTGATATTCATTCCTGTAGATCTAGTTGGTACAGCAGTCCCGTTCATTGAAGCTAATGCTTGATTTGCGTAATTTAATCTTCTATCTAAAAATGCGTATTTGCTATTTGGTTTTTCAAACACATTCATAAAAGTTGTTGTTGATTCTGTAATATTAGTAGTTTTCTTTAATGCAGTAAGCGAAGCAGTTTTTTCACCTACAGTTAATTCATATACTAAAAATGCATAATTCATATCATCAGTAGCTCTATTTTTAGTTACATCATAACCATTGAAATTATTTGCAACAAATGTAATAAATCCATTTAATCTAGAATTTGTCCATTGAGCCCAACCATAACCTTTATTTTTAGTATCTGGTGCCCAGCATGGTCCAGTTGATCCGCCTTCTCTAAGATCACACTGTACGCCACTTGATTCATGACCAAGATTACCTAAAATAGCTGCAGCTTGGAAATCATTTATATTGAGATCTTTCATCAAGCGTTGGCCAAGTGGCCCGGCCTTAACAACAAAACTTTTTGATAATTGACCAAGTGTTTGAACTGGAGCAGTTGCACCAGTTACTTTAGCTAAAGCATTCTTAGCTGTATCAATTACACTTAATATTTCGTGGCCTAGACCAGTAGCTATAGTTCCAAGAATAAATGGAATCTGCGCATCTGCACCGTCAGCAAAAAATCCAAATACATTTGAACCTTCTACTACACCAACGGGCATTCCACCTACACCAAATACACCAGCGGATGTGATTGGCATAATTGGCATTGCCCATGGCAAGTGATCATTTGGAACAAGAGTTTCATCATCTGGATGCAATCCAAACACACGAACTCTAACTCTGCCTAAAGTCTTTGGATCACCACGATCTACAACTTTACCAAAGAACCAATAAAATCCATCTCTACCCATAAAATGTTGCATATTATTGGCCTTTTACCTTCAATTCAGCGGCTTGATTTAGATATGCTGAAGACGCACCATCTGGTGTTTCTGTATTGTCTGTAGTAATTACTGGACTAGAGAATCCGTTTTTAAATAGATCATATGTACATGCATAACTTTCAGGATTTAATTTATGATGTATTGCAGATATCATAAAATATCCAGATAGGAAATAATCAGTATTTTGTGATTTTGTACTTTCAGAAGTACCCATAATATCAGGAAGATTTATTGTTATAATATCTCCTGCAGTCAATGATGGATCTCCATATACATCACATGTAAACATATTTTGTGCTAGACGAGTCATGTACGAATTTCTATTTGCATATATTTCTTCAAGAAATGTATCTGGTTGTAAAGAGTCTTTTGCTATTAGAAATACCTTACTATGTTTTCCTGGAGGATCATCTTTTTTAAGATCAAATATACCTAGTAATTTAGTTGCTGGGGTTTCAGGATCTTGTGTAACTGATTTTATAAAGTCTAAGCTATTTTCTGGATAAGATGGTTCAGATACAGATTCTCCAGCTGCTCCTAAAGTATTAAAATTTGTGTACTTATCGGCAAATTTAAATGTATAAGGTGTAGCTTTTCTTAATAGAAAATCATAAACTAAAACTTCGCTTTCAAAATAACCGCGCTTAAGTTTTTCAATTGTGTCAAATTTATGCTTTTGTGTTAATGAAATAATATTCTTAAATTTAGAATCTTCATTTGTGCCAGAAGTTGGTTTCACTAAGCTAGGATTATCATATGTATAATCATATCTATTGATTTCATCTTTATTATTAGATTCCCTTGCTTTATATATTTTCTTTTTGCCTCGACGGATTAGATATTCTATATCACAGAAATTAAACCCGTCTTTATTTTCAAAGAATACATATGTTCCAGATTCAAAAGCAATATCAGCAATAGATCTTCTAGCAAGAAAATTCATAGTTTCTAATGGAGTAAGTCTTGGGATAACAATATTTTGTTGGCCTCTAGTAGGTTGAATATCAATATTCTTTTTTCTTTTGCCATTTGGAAGTTCTTTATCAATCTTTAGATAATCAACAGCAATTTTTTGAACCATATCACTAATTGGTTCATTCTTAAAACTTTTTTGTACAAGCGAAGTAGCATCTATTAAATGTTCTTCAGAACAAAATTCAATAACGTAATCTCTTGAAGTACGTGCTGCATTTATTACTATGTTTTTAATTGAATTTACTGCAAATCTTCTAAAGACCGAATCAAATCCATTTACTTCATATTGTATTTCTATAAATTCTTCACCAACTATTGGAAAGCTTTTAGATGTTGTACCGTCAACAAAACCGTTAAATCCATTCATTAGATTTACGCCATCTGTTATTGAGATAACACCCCATACAGTAGTAGAAAAAATATCTTCATAAATAGAAACATTATTTACTAGAGAAGATATATTAAATTTTCTAGTGCCATCTACATTAATAAGTGTTGCCTGAAACGAACCCGCTTTTAAAGTACCTAATCCACTATAACTAGCACTAGTTTCCGCATTTGGATTTATATTATCTGACATTCATAAGCTCTTGAAATTGTCTATCAATAGCAGAAAGCAGTTTAAGATCAAGAAGCTTTATGTATCTTTTATCTTCATTTACTTCTTTTTCATGAGTATACGCATCTATAGCTGACCATATTGCTGGATCTAATCCGGCAATGCTGTTTATTTTTACATTATTATCTACAGTAATTTTAGTCCACCCATAGCCGTTTGTTACTGGATTGTATAATGAAGCCAACACAAAATCATCATTTTGATTATTAGTATAATAATCTATCGGAAGCTTTTTATAATATAAAATTTGAGTTTGTGCTTCTTTGATACTACCGTATTTGTTAATTACATATTTTTCAAAATCTGGAATTGATAGATGCCAATCATAATACGGATCAATGATATTATTAGTTAGATATATTAACCAAACATAATTTGAATCACCATAATAGTCATATGCTAGAGAATCAGCAGTTTGGCCGTCTTCAACTGTATAATTATAAAATAATGTAGCATCGCTCTTAATCTTTTCTAAGAATTTAGTACGAAGCGTAATGTTTTTTGCTAAAACATTATTATAAGTTGTTAATGGAAATTCTTTAAAATATTCTGACATAACTTAACCTACATTATCTGGGAATGGATTATATCCAGCTGCAACATTTCTTTCAAAATTTTCCTTGACCCCGGAGGCAAGTTTAGCTGAAAGATCTTTAACTGCTTGTGCATTATCGCCATTTGATGGTTTTTCACCAGTATAATCATTAGCAGTAATAATATATCTATCTCTAAATTTAAGAGAAAGATCTACAACTACTGGTTTTCCATCTGTATAAAATGCTGGATGGCCTTCACCATCATATTTAACACTAATATCTTCTAAAAACATTCCATGTTTACTCATAGATATAAATTCAGCAGATGGTGTTGGGCCAGTTCTTGGTATATTAAATCCAACTATGGCAACATTTGGATATTTTAAAGCTAGATTGCCTTCTTGTTGTTGTGGAAGACTATTTATTTTTAGCTGTTTAATTATATTACTAATTATAGAACTTTCTGTTTTATTTTTTGCAATAAGTCTCCAAGAAAATTGGTGTTGCCTAAGATTTACCCCGCCAAATGCTAGTGTTATATTTGGATTATTAATATTTCCTGCTAAAAGATCTATTGCAGCTTTTCCTGATCCACCGGGCAATTGTGCAACACCAGCAAGAAAGTCTGCACCCGTTCCAATTGCTGTTTTGACAGCTTGACCAAAAGCTCCGGCTTTACTAAATTTTTGATTTGGATCATTTGCTAATGAACTTAAAAAGCCACCAATAGCAGCTCCTAATTGTTGTTCATCATATTTAATGCTGGTATTATCTTCAAGACCGCTCATTGGAAGTGGTAAAGTTATATTAACAAGAGCTGGGCCAAGTTCTCCAGTTGGACTTAATGGACTTGTTCTATTATATTTCTTGAATGAGAGAAACATTTGGCCTTGATCCATTATGCCATCTGCTGGAAATCTCAATGAGCTATATGCAGAAGCAGCCTTACTGTTTTTTATCACATCAGTTGGTTGTGTGGTTGATGGCATTTATTTTCTCGTAAATAGAAGACACTATAGGATTATATATTTATGGCATACAAAGGTGTATTTAAACCAAAAAACCCAAAGAAATATAAAGGAGATCCTACAAATATTATCTATAGAAGTAGGTGGGAATCGTTTTTTATGTCTAAATTAGATCTAAACGATGCTGTTATAACATGGGCTTCAGAAGAAGTTATTATTCCATATAGATCACCATTAGATGGCAAAATTCATCGGTATTTTCCAGATTTTTATGTTAAGTCAAAGAATCCAGATGGAAAAATATCTGAGATGATTATAGAAATCAAACCTCTCAAAGAAACTCAAGAGCCAAAACAAAACAAAAACAAGAATCGGTATCTTACAGAAGTCAAGACATATGTTATAAATAAGACTAAATGGGACTATGCTCGCGCTTATTGTGCAAATAAGGGTTGGGAATTTATAATTGTTACAGAAAAAGATCTAGGACTTAATTTTTAATGGCCATTGCTAATCTTTCTACATCTCCAAACAAAT